AAGCAAAGTTTCGGCAGACAGCCCATCGCAGACGCAACGACTTTGGTGCATGGTCACTGGCATCATCTCAGGATTCAAGAAATGGGCAGCACTCAGCGTGGCACTTCCCGCTTCTTGATTCAAGCCCCGACTCTCGACAACGGCTCGAACTGGTATAGGAGGGGGTCTGGTGAGGATTCGGTTCCAGGCTTAGCGGTATTTGCTTTAGAGCGGGGGGCCGACTACACAGGAACGGTCTGGAAATTATGAGCCCTCTTTACTACTACACTTGCCCAGAGTGTGGTCTCGGCATTGTTGACAGCCGCACTATCGAAGAGCGAGATAATGCCAGCTCGTGCTCAATCTGTGAAGTGCCACTTAAGAGAGACCTAGGATTCGGTTCGGTTGCCTTTAGGGGCTCCGGCTTCTACTCCACGGACAAATGAAGGGCTACAACTTCCAGGCTCCCTGCCTCGTCTGTGGCGTGCTTGTGCGAGGCGGTAATAAGTGCGAGGCGCACAAGAACCCACCCCGTGACTACTCAGCGAGAGCACGAAAGAAGAGAGAGACCGAACAATATTCCGGTGACTATCGCAAGCGAGCCCGTCTCATTCGTGATGCTGCCGTCATCTGCCACATTTGCCGAGAAGGCTTTAGACCACTCGACCCTTGGCAAGCCGACCACCTGATACCAGGCGACAGACACTCACCGCTTTTGCCAGCTCACAGATCTTGCAACGCCAGCCGAGGAAACAAGCCAATCTAAAAAATTCGGTTGGAGACCCATTAAGCAAAAATTCGGTTCGAGCCAAAAAGCAAAAATTCGGTTCGAGGCCTATTAGGGGACAGACAGGCACGAATCGAGCAAAAAACCGCAAAATCGAACACTTGTTCGACACTGCCCCCCTGGGCGGTAGCCGCCCTGACCCCGCCTCACCCTTGGGCGGTCACCTGAGCCCCGCTGAGGGCATTTACCCCCCTCCTAGCGGTCATTGCATAGCCCAAGCCCGCAAATCGCCACACAGCCGAAATGACGGGTCTTGCCCTTGATCTATGCGGGCGAACAAGTGTTCTAATGAAAGATCTTAAAAAACCGTTACCAAACTGTGACCAAAGCAGCCTTTCCGCTGGCGTGTCTAGCGAGTAGCTTGTTACTAGGCAAACCGCCTGCAAGGAATAAGAGATAGAGAGAGAAATGCTTAAGACCATGGAAGATTATTTACAAGTAGCCCTGGATCAAGGCTATTCCGGTGCAACCCTTGAACAGATGGGAGGCGGGGTTATCTGTGTTTGGATACCGCTAGACAACCCCGTTTATGAATACGCCCTTATGGACTGCCACGGATTAGGTCTATTTGTTTATGAGTATGCCTGTGACGATTACCCTATGTATTTGTTTAACGATAATCAAGAAAACCCAACCTACGCCCAAGCCCTAGACGGCTTTGAGTGGATGGAAAAGACCCTTGAAGCGGAACGCAAAGAAATGGCGAAATGGCTTGAGACCGTGGAGGGCATCTAATGGAGACCGTTGGAATTACGCTTTGGCTTTTGACCTTTGCCATTATGTATCTAGCTTGGGCAATGGGGAGCAGAGACGAATGAATACTTTTTGGCTGGCAGAAATGCAAATTGGAAGCTACACCGTTACAGTCATTGGAAGCTCTACTGAGCAAGCTATGAAAGAGCTCAGAAAGACCTATCTAAAGAATGATTGTGAGAATTGGAAAACGGGCAAGAGCTTTGCTGACTTTGTGGAGTATTGCGACATTACCCCGAGAGAGATCAAACTAAACACCGCCATCTGGCACTAACGAGAAAGAGAGAGAAAATGAATTGCGAACACTTAGAAGCCCGATTTTTGGACTGCCAAGAATGTCAAGATGCAAACAAGCCTTGTGAGGTCTTGGTGTGTGTTGATTGTGGCGAAGAATTTGACCTAACCAAACTAACAGGAGAGAGAGAAAGAAAATGAGTTATCTAACAACAAAGAGCGAGATCAAGGAAGAGCTAAGGCGAAACCTAGAACGACTCACTGACTACCCCGCTAAGGCAGACGACCTAGTTGCGGAAATCGCCGAGGGCTTTACCCCGCTTTACAACAACGACATTATGACCGAGTGGGCTGCCCTGCCTATGGAAGATAGTGACATGTGGAAAGAATACGGGTTCGACACTCAGAGAAACGAGGGCGGAATACTACGCCTAATGTCTGTGGACTTAGCGATTTATTACTTGAGGATAGGGGCTGAGGCATGGGCGGAATTGCAAATCGAAATCGGAGAAATTGCGGAATGCCCACGCCACGAGGGAAGCTTTGACTGCACCCCTTTTTGTGCGGTTTGCGATGGCGAGCAACATTACAAGTTGAGCGACACTTTGCCCTGTCAAGTTCCTGCCTGTGATTTGCAACTGACCAAAGACATTTGGCTGGAGGAGATGGGCTTTTGTGTTGAGCACCAAGAAGCTTTTTTCAATGACGAGCTAGACCCCATAACCCTAGAACCGAAAACCGAGATCAAGAAAGAGAGTGAATAAAAATGGGAGCAAGAACAAGTTGGGAACTAACCTTGAACGGAAAGAGCGTCTATCTGTATTCGCATTGGGGAGGTGGAAGCAAGCTAAGCGACACCGCAAACGCTCTGACCGCTGCCCGCCCCCGCTGGCATGATGCAACTTATGCGATGCGAATTTTCATTAGTCAGATTGTGGGCTCTGCCTGGACTGAGGAAATCGGATTTGGTATCTCGACAGAAAACGAATTTGAAGAGAACTACACCCCTGCCCGAATTGACTTTGATACCAAGGAAGTCACCTACGGCGAAAAGCTCTTAAGTTTTGCCGATTTCTTAGGACAGTGGGACTAATGATCAAGTATGAGTATGAATGTGACACCTGTGGAGAAAACCATTGGGCAGAATTTGAGAACCCCGAAGATGCGAGAGAGTTCACAGAGCTTTGGGCAGATCAAGGAATGAAAACATGGGAGGTGAACTGATGAAAGTGTGTGCCCGCTGTCTCACGCCCGTGATTTATGAGGGTGTATCGCTTGGTTATTATGCGGTGTGCCCAAGGCACGATGAAGATTTATTTTCATGGGAGGTGAAGTAATGGAGGCAAGCGACTACCTGACCGCCACCGCTAGACACGCTAAGCCAAAGAGCGAGACCGCTGCCCCAAAGATCACAGCGCCTAGCCTCACGCCAACACCGAGAGGCAAACACGCAAGAGGCAAACACGGCAAGCCCCCCCTAGCCCGCCGAATTGTCTTAGGTGTATTGGTGTTGCTTTTGGTTGCCACCGGAGGCCCTGCCCTCATTGCCCTTGGGATGTTCGTTGGTATCTTGGGAGCATGGCTAAGCCGTGGACTGACTAAGAACTAAGCGACCCCCTAACCCCTCACCCCGTGACCTGTCTCTAGGTTGCGGGGTTTGGCATTCTTAGGGCAACCCCGCCCGCTTAGATCAAGAGAAATAACGCTGCTTTATCATTCCAGGTATGCCCCTAGGCGTTCTAACGCCCTCACTTTTGCACCCATACAATCACACCAACCCACACCCAAAAACCCGTTAGAGGGCAATCTACGCCCTGCCGGTGAAGCCGCCCCCGCCTGGAATGTGCAGATCACGGGCAAAAGCACGCCCCTAACGCTTTCACGCCTCACGCTGGCATTCACGCCCTAGGGCAATCACTCACGCTCGCAAATCGCCCCCCTGCCCCTACTCCCTCACGCCCCGAACACCATTGCCAAGGGCAACCTTAACCTTCTACTTAAGCTTTAAGGTTCATCCCCCATAGGGGGGACAGCCCAGGGGGGTGGTATGACCATTAGAGACCCGACCAACCGACACCCCGCCCGCCCCCTTAGCGTATTTTTCTGCAAAATAAACAAAATCTGGTAGCCTCTACCTATGGGCAGACCAGCGACCTCTATCGAGCAGAAGCGCATCACGGGCAATCCAGGTCAGCGCAAGCTCCCTGATCCTGAGAAAACCATCGCCGTACAGGGCGGATACCGTGAGCCACACCAGCCTCTTGACTGGGCTGGCACGCAGTTGTGGGACAGGGTTTACAAGATGGCATCTACTTGGGTAGCCGAGACCGATGTTGAGCTATTGCTCATTACCTGTAAACAGCTTGACCGCCAAATCTCACTAGAAGGTGTCTGGCGAGAGAACCAAAGCGACTTCCATGTAATGCGACAGCTCCTTGAGCTTGAGAAGGAAATAGTCAATAACCTCGGCAAGTTGGGTATGACAGTAGATTCACGCTCCCGATTAGGCCTAGCTGAGATCAAAGCTCAGTCAGCGTTTGAAAGATTGATGTCCGAAAGAGCTCAGTGATACCTCCTGCTTGGATTACGCCCGTTCCACAGGATGCTATTGACCGTGGTGACGGTGACTTCGTAGTTCGCTTTGCAGATGCCTTTGCAACAATCACCAAAGACTCAGTGGCAGGTCGCTCCGGTAGCAAGCTGGTGCTTCGAGAGTGGCAAAAAGAGCTAATAGGTCAAGTGTTCGCTCGTGACGAGGATGGCGGTCTCCGTTCACGCATTTCACTTATAGGTATGCCCAGGAAATCAGGAAAATCGGCGCTCGGCTCTATCATGGCTGCCTTTGGGCTTATGGACATCAAGACTCAGGGCGCAGAGATTTACTCAGTCGCAGCTGACCGCAACCAGGCTCGCATCGTGTTCGAGGACACCAAGCGCATGATTCAGAACTGCGAACTAAAAGACCATGTAAAGATTTACCGAGATGCAATTCTCGTTCCAGCAACCAACAATGTCTATCGAGTGCTCTCGGCTGACGCTCCTAGACATGAAGGCCTCAGTCCAACTTTGGTGCTGTTCGATGAGCTCCATGCCCAGCCCAATCGCCAACTTTTTGATGTTATGTCACTGGCTCAGGGTGCTCGTGGTAAGGCGGCGACAATGATTGCTATTACCACGGCGGGGGTAAAAACCGAGAGCCAGTCAGGTAAGGACACTATTGCTTACGAGCTTTATCAGTATGGCAAAAAAATTATTAAGGGTGAAGTAGAAGATGACACCTTCTTTATGGCTTGGTGGGAAGCTCAGGAGGATGCAGATCACCGCTTACAGAGCACTTGGATAGCATCCAATCCAGGTTATGACGACATCTGTGCTGCTTCAGACTTTGAATCGGCTGTAAAGCGAACTCCAGAGTCCGAATTTCGCACTAAGCGCTGTAATCAGTGGGTTTCATCGCAATCTGCGTGGCTTCCGGCGGGATCTTGGGATGCGCTCGGTGCAGAAATTGAAATTACGCCCGATGAAGAGTATGTTTTGGGCTTTGACGGCTCTTATGCCTCGGACTCCACAGCTTTAGTCGTCTGTACCGTTCCAAAAGACGGCGAAATCCCAAAAGTAGCTCTCGTTCGATCTTGGGAGAAGAACTTTGGCGTAGATGACGACTCTTGGCGAGTTCCAATGGATGAAGTCAAGCAATCAATCATTGATTACACGCAGGAATACCCAAAAGTCCGTGAAATAGCTTGTGACCCGTACCGATGGGCACAAATGATGCAAGATTTGGAAGAATTAGGCCTTCCAATCGTTGAATACAAGACAAACCTGCTCAATTTGATGATTCCAGCCACACAAAAGGTGTTTGATGCCGTGGTAGAGGGCAAATTGGTGCATGATGGCAACCCGTCAATGTCAAGGCACATTGAGAACTGTGTAATCAAGACAGATCACCGAGGACAGCGTGTGACTAAAGAGCACGCAAACTCAAAGAAGAAGATTGACAACGCTATAGCTTTCATCATTGCCTACGACAGAGCAACTG